TTGATATGGGTTTAATGTTACAAGGTGGTTTAGGTTTATATGACACATTTGTACATTACGACATAAGAAAAACTAAAGCACGTTGGGATGCCTAAAAAGAAGTTTAAAGATACAACCGTAGGAAAGCTTTTACTTGGTGCTGCAAAGGTAATTAACCCAGCACTCGGTAATGTGCTTGAGGGTGTTATATCTCCAGGCGAAGCAATTAAAGAAATTACAAAAGCTGACATATCAATAGAGGACAAGATCAAACTTCAGCAATTAATACACGAGCAACAAAACAAAGAAATAGAGGAAACTACAAAAAGGTGGATAAGCGATAATAGTACAGATAGCTACCTAACACGTAATATAAGACCTCTAACACTTTCTTTTCTTACCTTAACGTTATTTATTTATATCATACTAGATAGCTCACTAGAGGGCTTTAAAATTGATCCCAGCTGGATAGATCTATTATCTTCTTTACTACTTTTAGTTTATGGAGGTTATTTTGGTATGAGATCAGCAGAAAAAATTACTAAAAACTTTAGAAAGTAAATATTTTTTAATATATTTATTTTATATATACGTATATAAATATATATAAATAATATTATAATATACGCACGGGTGGCAAAGAAAACACAAAGAAAAAAATTAATAGAAAAGCTTGACAAGGTTTTTAGTATTTACATACGTCAAAGGTATGCTGTTAACGAAATAGCTGAATGTTTTACTTGTGGTAAAAAAGATCATTGGAAAAAAATGCAATGTGGACACTTTCAAAGCCGTAAAAACTACTCTACGAGGTTCGGTACACTAGATGATGAAGATACAATAACTGAACTTAATTGTCAAGTACAGTGTGCAGGATGCAATGTATTTAGGTACGGCGAGCAATACCTTTTTGCCAAACATTTAGATGAACGTTACCACAAAGGTCTTTCTGAAGAGTTATACATAAAATCTAAAAAAATAGTTAAGCTTGATAATGTTGATCTTGAAATGTTAATAAGTAAGTATAAAGATCTCACTGAGAAACTAAGTGAATAGTTTATATTTGTAGAACCAATTGTCTTTGTTTTATGTTTAGATTGATAACCAATCGAAAGGCCACTCTGAAAAGGGTGGTTTTTTTTTAGTTAAAAAGGTGTTAAGTTAATTTTTTTTTGTATATTTACAAAGCAAAACATAAAACTTAATAATATGACATATAAAACAATTAGTCTAAACGATAGACTTAAACCACACTACGCTGATAAACTTGAAAAGCTTAATATGGAATACCCGTTGCTTGTTGGTAGCGTTGTAGATGCTTTAGAGTCTCAGTCCTTTGTATCAGATCTAAAATATAAAGACATTCTAGAAATGAACTTCCTTTTAAATAGTAACGATCCTTTTGTATACTTTAAAGAATTATAGATATGACACATTCAGAAGACGTAAAAAGAGTAGCTAACAATGGTACTATAGATTTTTTAAATGCTAGAGTAAAGGCTTTAGAAAGTAGAGTAGAATTTTTAGAAGCACAATTAGATGTGTTAACAGAGAAACAATTAGAAAATTTAAACGATGAATAGAGAAAAACTAAAAGAACTTTATAATAAATACAAGTTGGACAAAGAAGATTTTTTCAAGCACCAACATTACACAATTATAACACGTCAAGGCATAGATAAAATACAAGCCATGGAACAAATCACGATAGATTATGAAGTAATTAGATGTGAGCCAAATTACGCTGTATTTAAAGCTTATGCTGAAAAAGACGGTAAAAAAATCCAAACATTCGGAAGCGCTAAGAAAGGTGATAATTTTAAAGACGGAAACACTAATAGTTGGTACGTTGCTGAAATGGCAGAAAAAAGATCAATGAGTAGAGCTGTTTTAAAATTAACAGGCTTTTATGAGCTAGGAGTTTTTGGAGAAGACGAAAGTGAAACATTTAAAAAATAAACTATGAGTGCAATTATAACATATTCGATAAGAGTAGATAAACTACCAAAAGAAAAATTTATAGCAGGTAAAGATGGAGCTGTGTATATAAATTTAGCAATGAGTGTAAATGACGAAACAAGATACGGTAACAACACCAGTATTTACATTAGTCAAACACAAGAAGAGCGTGAAGCTAAAAAGCCAAAAACATATATTGGTAACGGTAAAGTTGTGTGGAACAACGGAACTATAGTAAACGCTGAGAGAGAAAACCAAGAGCAAACTGTAGAAGCTAGTCCTACTGAGTCGGCGGACTTGCCTTTCTAAAAATAAATAAATTAATATAATTTTTTAGAGAGGCTTTATGCTTCTCTTTTTTTTTGTATATTAACACGAAAAAGAACATGACAGAAAAACAAACCACAGATAATATGCTAATGGAGCTAATTAAAGAAGAGTGCTACATAGACACGAATGAGTTCATGGAATACCCTCCAATAGCGTTAAGTCTTGGTGAGACTACAATTCAAACTAAAACTGGTGAAAAGACTTTGCCTATTCCTATAGGTACATACGGTAATTTCAGCTTTGTGCAAGCTCCTCCTAAAACTAAAAAAACATTTTTTATATCGCTATTGGCTTCCGTTTATTTAAGTGGCGGCAATAATTTCGGTGGTAAAATGCTCGGCTATAGAGACAACAAGTGTTTAATACACTTTGACACTGAGCAAGGCCATTGGCATAGTCAACGAGTTTTTAAAAGAGTACAGGATATGGCTAACATGCAGGACTTTGGTTGTTATCATACTTATGCTTTAAGAACTATTAACTACAAGCAACGTATGCAATTCATAGAATATTGCTTGCAAGAAAATAAAGACAAAAACGGTTTAATAATTATTGATGGAATAGCTGATCTTGTATCAGACGTGAACAACTTAGAAGAGTCTAACCTTTGTGTGCAAAAAATAATGGAATGGAGCGCCAAGTATAAGTGTCACATAGTAACGGTTATACATAGCAATTATGGAAGCGACAAGCCAACAGGACATTTAGGTAGTTTTTTAATGAAAAAGACAGAAACACAGATACAATTAGAAGCAAACACTGTAAATAAAGAATGGATAACTGTTAGTTGTAAAAATTCTAGAGGTTATGCTTTTGAAACTTTCAGTTTTAGTATAAACGAATTTGGGTTACCATTTGTAGTTGGTGAGATCTATGATCCGCTAAAGTACTTTGTAACATCTAAAAATAAATTAACATGATAAAATGAGATCTTTAGTAGAAGTAGCTTTTTTAAAGCACAAAGATTGGATAAACATAGTAAAATCATTTGGTTGTAATCCTAGCTTAGCTGAGGACGTTGTACAAGAAATGTATATACAAATACATCTTGACATACATAAGGGCCTAGACATATCCTATAATGACGATATCAACCACTATTATTGTTATAAGGTTTTAAGAGGTATTTACTTAAATATACACAAGAAAGAAGCTAAGAAAATTAAGATATATTTAGATCAAACTAAAGAAATACAGCAGATAGACGAAATTGGTATTGATGAGATAGAATACGCACAAAACAAAGAAAAGGTCGATAAGATATTAAGTGAGTTATATTGGTACGATAGAAAAGTTTTTGAGCTTATAGCTAGTGGTAAAAGCGTTGCTAGTTTAAGCAGAGAAACAGGTATCAGCTACATATCACTTTACAACACATATAGAACAACTAAAAAATTTATAAAAAATCAGGTATGAAATTAGGAGACTTATTTTTTTATTTAACATATTACACAGGCATACATTGGCTTGTGAAAAAGATTAGCAAATTATTTAATAAAGACTGTGGTTGCGATAGACGTCGTGACGACTGGAATGATATCGAATTATGGAAATAGAAGAGAAAAAACAATGGAAAGAATTTAAAGCCAACGTTAAAAGTAGGTTGACACAAGATCAATATAGGCTACTATGTAGGTTACATGCTAAATATTACAAGCATAATTACCATGAGCCTTGTAGCTGCAATCCAAAAAGACTACTGCAATGGATATCAGATATTGATAAAGTATATGAAAAGTGTTAAAGTTTTGTTAAAATAGTTAAAAAATAGTTTATAACGTCAAATTATTTGGTACATTAGCCATATAACTTAAAAACAATTACAATTATGAACGTAAGAAGAATTATTAAAGAAATTGAGGACAACATAAGAAAAAAGTACCCAAACAAAGCTTATACTTTTGATAGAAAAAACCCAAAAGATTGGTTAAGATTGCAAGAAGTAATTGACGAGAAACTAAATAAATTGCTTAAAATAAGTCAAATTATTGACCAAGTATAAATCTCAAAATACACTTTGCAAAATAAAACAAAGGGGTGTAAAAACCCCTTTAAAAACTTAAACAATGGAAACACTTACAGAAACAGAAAAGGCTTGGGTTACTATGATGGTTCAAGCCTACGGAATGAACGAGCAAACTGCACTATCTTATATACTAAACAAATGAGAACGCAACTTGACGACTTAAACAAAGAACTTAGGGATATAAACAAAACCCTTATGACCGAAATGCCTTACGAATTTAGAGCAAGGCTATTGAAACGTAAAGAACACGTTAGAAGCATAATTTATAACATACAATAAAAAAACAAAGACAATGAAAAAGACGAAAACTGGATTGCACATCCAAACACGCAAAAATAGAATAGAGGTTTACACACAGAAAGAGTTGGAAGCCAAAGAACTTAAAAGAGAACGCCAAGCAGAAATAATCATACAAGGTGCTATAATATTTATGTTGGCACTATGTGTTGCTTTTGGTTACTTAATTGGCTCTGCTAGTTAGTATGGAGTTAATGCAAAAACAATCCTACAATCTTTGGTACTCTTTTTTAATAGACAAGTTGTTAGAGTGGCAACAACAAAAGCCAGACAATAAAGATCTTAATAATTGCGTTAAAGCTATAACTGAAGTAGGTATATTTAACAACTACTTGCAAACAGAACTAGATGTGATTATAAAAAGAGAAAGCCTTGTTAGGAACGAAAAAAACAAAGAAATATTAAAACTTAAACAAGAACTAAAACAATACGAGATATGACAATTAAATATTACAACGTACCAATAGAAGTTACATATAGACATTACATTGGAGAACCACAAACACATGACTACCCAGGTTCGCCTGATGAAGTTGAACTACTATCTGCTGAAGTAAATGACATTGACATAACTGAAATTCTAGTAGAAGAGCAGATTGAAGACATAGAAAACTTAATATTGAAAGAGATATGAAAAATAAAAAATACACGTCTATGCAAAGAATACTTAGACTAGAAAACATAGTGTCTCAACTTTACATAAAAGTAGAGTCGTTAAAAATAGTATTAGACAAGTATCAAACAAAAGACGAAGAAGAATGAACATATTAGAAATAGCAAATGAGATCATAAACAATCGTTCACAAGAAAAAGAACGCATGTATGGACCTTTTTCAGAAGGTATGGAAAGAGCAGCTATGATAGCTTCGGGATCAACAGGTAAACAATTTACAGCGCAAGATATGTTTATGTGTCTTGTTGCTTTAAAGCTTTCTAGACAATCCTATAACCACAAAGAAGACAATTTATTAGACGCAGTTGCTTATTTAGCAGCATTAAACAATTACAATGAGAAATAAAACAGCAATCACTTGTGTATTTTCTAACCCACAACACGCTAAGACTACGCCACGTGGACTAGAATTAATATACCTAAAACAATTATTAGAAGAGAAAAATAGAGAAGTATTAATATTTGGTAATAAATGTAGAACAAATAAAGACCTAGATTTTTTTATTGACATAACAGAGATAAAAAACCACAACATAGACTCTTTAATATTACAGTTAGCACCAGCTAATTTCTTTGGTGGTCAATATTCCGACTACTCAGTTGAATGCGTAAAGAACGTTGCTGAGTTATGGAAAAGTAAAAAAGTAAAGTTTAATATATTACCAACTGATCCACGTATAAAACCTCTCAATCCAGCTAAAATATTCCACGAAAGATTTGATATATGCGAAGAGTATATTGATACATGGAATGAAATAATACTAAATAGTGTTTACTTGTTTCCAGGTAAAGATCTTAATAAGTTTTTTGATATGGAAATTAAGTTTAACACATATAAGCTTAATTGGTTTGCTTATATATTTAAAAAAGGTGTTAGCACTTATGAGTACTCAAAAGATAAAGACTATGATGTTATTTATTACGGCGACAAACGTGGTAGCTATAGAAATAATAAGATAAAAAAGCTTATGCCTTTTTCTACTAAAAACCTTTTACTTGGTTACAAAGAACCTAAAATAACTTATGCTGACTATAAAACAAAAGTAAAACATTCAGAGCTATTTAGTGTATTGAATAAATGTAAAGTTAGTTTAGTTATAGGAGATAAAGAACATGAAGACAATGTAGCTACATTTAGATTCTTTGAAGCACTAGCATCTTCAGCAATAGCAGCTATAGATGTTGATTATGATCCTAACAAAGAGTTAATTAAAAACGATACGTTAAGAAATATATTGTATGTTAGCACTAAAAATCAAGTAGCTAATTTAGCTAAGCTTTATACTGAAAACCCTGTACTTGCTGATGAGATCATACATTTGCAAAAGCAAGAACTAAAAAGAATATTTAATGAAATATAAAGTGAGATTTGCTGGTTCTACTTTAGAACTAGACTATGTAAAAAAAGATAAGTTAAACGACGGTACAAATGTATATCTATTTAAAGACGATGTGCATACGTATCCAATAAGAAAAAAAGACATATTATGTGGCAATTTCAAACCGTAACAGAAGCTTTCGAATATTACTATAGAAAGCTAGACTCTCAACCAAACAGTAATGGCACTAAAACAATGTACAACCAAATGTTTACTATATTAGATACTAAGCATAAAGTTGTTAAGACACCAGAACGTAGCTTTAAAATAGACTATGCGGAAAAAGAATGGGAATGGTATTTGTCTAAAAATAGAGATGCTAGTGAGATAGCTAAAGTCGCTAAGATTTGGTATAACCACATGGATGAGCGCGGTTATGTTAACTCGAACTATGGTTGGCAATGGAGTAGGAACAATCAACTCGAGTATGCAATTAAAGAACTACAGCGTGACAAGTATTCTAGACGTGCTGTTATTAGTATCTATGACGGTAAAGAACACACGGGCTATTCCAAAGATACTCCTTGCACTTTGTCAATTCAGTTTTATTATACGCCTGAATCAGACAAACTACACATGACTGTTTTAATGAGAAGTAACGACTTATGGTTTGGCTTTTGCAACGATGCTTATTGTTTCTTAAAACTACACGAGTTAGTTGCTAGTAGTCTCAATAGTGATCAAGGTTTTTATACGCACTATGCTCACAACTTACACATATACGAACGTCACTATAATAAAAACGTATAAATATTTTTTTTATTAACAAGTTATTGGTATATTAGCCTAAACAATAAAACATAACACAATGAATTTATATTACGGAGTCAAATACGAAAACTTAGGGTACCACGTAGACTATCACGTTGGTAACAAGTATTACGGATCTATTAAACTAGAAAAACCAGACAGAGATGTTGTCGGTTACTGTGGTAAACAAGAGCATATTGCTGATGAGACTATTATTTTCAAAAATAAAAAGATCACCAAAGGCATGAAATACCACACGTACTTATACCCTTTGTGTGGCAAGTCTAACATAAAAATTTAATGTATTACATATACCATATAGAAGGTGTAAAAGTAGGATGCACCAAAAACCCTGCTAAAAGAATTATAGTTCAACAAGGTTATACTGATTTTGAAATATTAGCTAAGACTAAATGTATTGATGAAGCTTCTAAATTGGAATTTGAATGGCAAAACAAATTTGGCTATAAAAACGATGTAAGAACATACAAACAAACAATAAATAATTTTATGCTACATATTACTAAAACAACAGTTACTTTCAAGAAAACATTTAATAAGAGCTTTGACAATTATACTTGGCCATCTAATATAGAATTAGACGAAGAGTATAACATAGAAGTAAATGACGAAGTAAAAGACTTTATATTGAAAAACAATTTTAAGTCAGCACATAACAATGAGAGATACATATACTCACAATCACTAAGAAACTTTTGGGATATTGCTAATAAGCCTAAAGTAAATTTAGAAATATTCGACAACATAAGATCTTGGGCTAACGAAAGAGGCTTATACGATTCAGGCAATTCACAAACACAATACGTTAAGTTAATGGAAGAAGCTGGTGAATTAGCAAAGGCTTTATTAGAACAAGATACAAAAGAAATAGAAGATGCTATTGGAGACATGGTTGTTGTGCTAACTAACTTAGCTCATTTACAGGCTATGAGTATCGAAGAGTGTATACATTCAGCTTATAACGTTATAGCTAAAAGAACAGGCAAAATGATCAATGGAACATTCGTAAAAGATGATACTACTAATTGATGCTGATAGTTTGGTTTATGCTGCTTGCTTAAGATCTAAAAGAGAAGGCAGCGATGATAAGTTTTATAGAAATATAGAAGATAGCATAGCTAAGTTCGATGAGCAATATATGAAAATAGTTAACGACTTAGAGGAATTGTATGACATTGAAAAGATATACACGTTCAATGGCTCTAAGGGTAATTTTAGGAAGCTATTAACTAAAACATATAAAGCTAATAGAGATGATACAGTACTTCCACCTCTGTTATCCGAGATGCATGAGTTTGTCAGGAAAGAATACAATGGTTTGTATGCTTATGGCGTAGAAACAGATGACTTAGTAGCGAAGTATTGGCATGATATATCAAGTGAAGTAGGCAGGGACAAGGTAATGATAGTGTCTATAGATAAAGACTACAAGCAATTTCCCTGTTTAATGTACAACTATCACTATAAGCATAGAGTTGTTTATGATATTAGTGAGCAAAAAGCTATGTATAATTTTTATGAGCAAATGATTATGGGAGATGGCGCTGACAATGTAAACTACTTTAGAGGTAAAGGTAGAGCTTATGCTAAAAAACTTTATAGCTCATGCAATACTAAGTTTTGTTACGTTAAAAACTTGTACAAATTATTTAAAGAACAGTATAAAGGAAAAGCAAAGCAAAAATACATTGAATGCTATAACTTATTAAAACTAAGAACAAAAATATGAGTATACACTATGAAACAGATCAAGGCTTTGACGTGATAGATATTGCTAAAGCATACGACTTAAATTTTAATAGAGGAAATGTAGTTAAATATCTTTGTAGAGCAGGCAAAAAAGACAGTGAAATAAGAGATCTAGAGAAAGCTTTAGATTATTTACAAAAAGAAATAAAACACTTAAGACAAATACAATCAAATTGGATAGAACAAAATAAATAAAACGACATGTGGATAGAAAACGAAACATTCAACGAATACAGAATACAACAAAAAAAAATACAAGAAGCTATAAAGCTATTGAAACAAAATAAATATACTGTAGAAAAAAACGAAGTAAATAATGACATTAGAACAACTAATAGACGAGATACATAACTACTATCAATTCGATATAAGAACAAAGAGTAGAAAGCGTGAAATAGTATATGCTAAAAAAGTATTCTGCAAACTAGGTTACGAGATAGGCTACACTTACGATAAAGTAGCAGCCATGTTAAATTCAAATCATGACTTAGCTTTATACCACGCTAATAGTATTAATGATGTAGAAGATAGAGATAAAAAGATATTTGATAAAATAGTAGATGACTTTGACCTGCTTGTTCCTAAATTCAACATTAGAACAAAGAAAAGAATTATAAAAGGAATAGAAGACAACTTAGAAAAACAAAAAATAGAAAGATCAAAAGATCTCATAACAGAAATAAACAAAGTAATAATTAATTGGGATAGACCTACAATACAGGAATTCATAGATACAAGACTAAAAATATTTAATAAAGCTGTTAGCAGTAGAGTCAAACCACAAAAAAAGTCATACGTACCCGGAGCTACAATACTAAGAAAACCTAAAAACACCTTCTTGAGTTAAAAATATCTACAAATGTTTATATATATGTATGAACAAAACTGAACAACATAAAAAAGCTATATTGTTAGCTTTAGAGAGATCTTTAGGTGTAGTAACAGAAGCTTGTAGAAAAGTAGGAGTAGGTAGAACTACATTTTATGGTTGGTTGAAAGATGATAAAGAGTTTGCAGCTCAGGTAAAAGACGTACAGGATATTGCATTGGACTTTGTCGAGTCTAAGTTATTCGAGAACATCAGGGATGGCAAGACGAGCGAGATGATATTTTACTTAAAGACAAAAGGAAAGTCACGTGGTTACATTGAGAGACAAGAGATAACAGGCGCAGACGGTTTACCAAACAACTTCAAAGTAGAGATCATTGACAGCACAAAGAATACAGACTAACGTTGTCTACAAACACTTATTAAATAGCCAACAGAAAATAGTAGTCCAACAAGGAGGTACACGTAGCGGTAAAACCTATAACGTACTATTGTTTGTTATATTTGAATACTGTTTAAAGCAAAGAGACAAAACAATCACTATATGTAGAAAGACATTCCCAAGTGTTAGAGCTACAGTAATGCGTGACTTCATAACCATACTTAGACAATACGGCTTATACAGAGAAGAGCACCACAATAAGTCTAATAGCGAATACAAGTTAAACAACAACCTCATCGAGTTTATTAGCGTTGATCAACCACAGAAGATCAGAGGGCGTAAACGTGATATATTGTTTATTAATGAAGCCAATGAGCTAGACTTTGAAGATTGGCAACAGTTAGTATTTAGAACACAGGAGAAAATTATATTAGACTACAACCCTTCAGATGAGTACCATTGGATCTACGATAAAGTGTTAGTTAGAGACGACGTAGAGTTTTACAAGACCACTTATTTAGATAACCCTTTTTTGGAAAAGTCTATCATTAAAGAAATAGAACTACTTAGAGAGACTGACGAACAATACTGGCAAATCTACGGACTGGGACTAAAGGGTATGAGTAAAGCAACTATATTTACTTACGTTGAGGTACCACATGTACCACATGACGCTGAGTTGGTTAGCTACGGAGCGGATGCTGGATATACTAACGATCCAAGCACTCTAGTGAGCGTTTATAAGAAAGACCATAACTTATATGTAAAGGAACATTTGTACAGGACTATGATGACTACAAAAGATCTCAGTGATCATTTCAAAGAAGTAATAGAAAGCAAACGTAGTCCTATTTATTTTGATGCAGCTGAGCCTAGACTAATAGACGAACTAAGGAGAATGGGACATAACATACAACCAAGTCTTAAAGGCAGGGACTCTATAAACGCAGGTATTGATTTATTAAAGAGATATAAGATACATGTAACAAGCGATAGTGACAATGCTATTAGAGAATTTAGAAACTATAAATGGTTAGAGGACAAGACGGGTAAATTAACCAATAAGCCAGTAGATAAAAACAATCATATAATAGATGCAGTACGGTATGCTACTTATTCAATAATGAGTAGGCCAAACTTTGGTAGGTATGCAGTACACTAAATGTTAAAGTTTTGTTAAAATAGTTAATAATTGGTTAAGAACCCATAAATTGTGGTATATTTGTAATGTACAAAAATAGTACTACATTTATAACATACAATTAAAAAACAAAGACAATGAAAAAGACAGGACCACACACCCAAACACGAAACTTAATAGAACAAGCGTTTGATAAGCTTGTAGAAACTGAATCTGCAGACAAAAGATGGTTAGAATATTCAAAAGAATACCCTGACACAGCGGTAAGATACAATGGTAAAACATATAAAAATGGTAAAATATATAAAAATGGCAAAGTTCATTAACATATTGAATATTAAACAAAAGGAAACTTGCTTCCTCTTGAAATAGTAGAGGAGTTAAATAACAAATAGTGTGGAACAGATTGAAAGAGTATCTGATTATTTGAGAATGTGTTTATAGAAGATCATAGAAGTAGCGACTATGTTTCTCAATGGAGAAGTTAGCTTAAAGTAGAGCGTCTATAATAATCAAACAAGACAATAAACATTAGCAAAGGAAGGGAAAAGTTCTCTTTAAAGGTTGAAGAAATAAAGTAGTTTGATAGCTACGAGGGTAAGGCATCCCTATCAAGTTGCCTAAAACTCTAACAAACCACCTCACTTTTATTTAATATTCTATAAACTAACCCTTGCAGACGTGTGGGGGTTTTTTTATGCCTAAAAATTATTAATTTTGTTTATATATAAGTATGAAAGTTAATTTAAGAATACCAACAAGCTTAAACGAGATAACATTAGCACAATATCAAGAGTTCGCTAAGTTAGATGGCAATTTAGAAGATACACACGACACTAAGATACAATTAAAGATAGTTGAGATCTTTTGTAAGGTACCAGAGATAGTAGTTAGAAACATGAAGGCTACTGATATTGCTGAGGTTTGTGAGATCATAAATACCATGTTTGATACTAACCATCAACTAATAAACAGGTTCAAACTAGATGGTGTTGAGTATGGTTTTATACCAGAGTTAGATGACATGAGCTTTGGTGAGTATATGGACTTAGATACTTTCATAGGTGATAACGACAATTTGCACAGATCAGCAAACGTATTATTTAGACCAATTAAACATAGTAAAGGACGTAGATACGTAATAGAAGATTATGATCCAGACTCTAGTGAAATAGCTAAGGAATTTCCTTTAGACGTTATACTAGGAGCCATTGTTTTTTTTTACAGTTTAGGCAAGGACTTATCGATGGTTATGCTGAACTCTTTGGACAAGAAGAACGAACAAGCTTTAGCACGGCATCTAATTTCACAGCCAAATGGGGATGGTTTAACGCACTCTATGGGATCGCTCAAGGAGATATTACGAGATTTGAAAATATCACTAAATTAAATGTACATCAATGCTTGACGTATTTAGAGTACACTAAAGAGAAAAACGACATAGAAGCATCAAAGATAAAAAATAAATTTAAATGAGCCAACAAGGAATAAGAGGTTTTTACCAATTAACTGAGACGATAGAGACACAACTTTTAGGAGATGTTAACGTTAACACTGTTACAACAGGTGACATAGCAGACATTGACTTGTCTAAGCAAACAATATTCCCTTTATCTCATATTATAATTAACTCAGTTACGACACAAGAGCAGGTTTTATCTTTTAACATAAGTGTAATGGCTATGGATATTGTAGATGAAAGCAAAGAAGCTACTACTGATATCTTTAGAGGTAACAATAACGAACAAGACGTATTAAATACACAGTTAGCTGTTTTGAATAAGCTTATAATGGTTTTACGTAGAGGTACATTGTACAGTGACAAATTTCAATTAGAAGGCGATCCTACACTTGAGCCGTTCTACGAAAGATTTGAAAACCGTTTAGCTGGTTGGGCTGCGACAATGGATGTAGTAATACACAACGACATTGATATATGCTAGCAGATCAGTATTTACGTGACGAGTTAAACAAGTTTGCTAAGTATGTTATACAGCAATCACGAAGCAACTTAACTAGGGGTAAAAAGAACACATCTAAGGGACTTTATAACTCTTTAGACTATGATATAAGTAAAAAAGGTGGCACAACATCATTGGGCTTTGAAATGGCTGACTATGGTAAATTTCAAGACCGTGGTGTTAAAGGTAAAACATCAAGCGCTAAAGCTCCAAATAGTCCTTATAGATTTGGAACAGGATCAGGCAAAAAAGGTGGCTTAAGAAAAGGCATAAGAGAGTGGGTCCAAAGAAGAGGCATACAGTTTAGAGATAAGAAAAGTGGTAGGTTTTTAAGTTACGACAGTACTGCTTTTTTAATATCTAGAAGCATATATCAAAAAGGTATAAAGTCGAGTATGTTTTTCACAAAGCCTTTTGAAAGAGCTTTTAAGAGACTACCGGATGATCTAGTAGAAGCATACGCTATAGGAATAGAGAAACAGATACAAGTAAACATTAACAAAAAATGACAAAGATAAACGCAAGAAGCCCGTTTTATATTAAGGTAGGGAAAACCAGTATGACCTCAGTAGAGTTAAAGCTGTACATCTACACAGGTACTTTTACAGCCAATGCAAGTGTAAGTAGTGGCACACTAAGGTACACAATAACCAAGACCCCTTTAACTGGTAAAAATTATGTTGTTTACGAAGTGTCTGAACTTATTAGAGATTACTTAGATATTGAGTTTAATGGCTCTTATACATCACAAGTAGTGTGGGTTAATGCTATTGCTACTGTTACTGGTGGTTCTGGTAGTGTTACCGTTACACCAGACAACACAAATGGTTATTTAGGCTTTGATGGTTATGGATATTTTGAAGAGGGTATAAACCCAGCTTTAAGCGGAACTGTGCTGCAATCCAACAACACAATAGTAAGAGTAAACGATGGTTCTGTAAGGCTTCCTGTGTACACCGAAAACACCACAAGGGTTACGTTTCTAAACAACGGAGAGCAACTACAAACCACAGCTATAAGCAGCTCAACAAACACCAATGCGCAAATACAATACGTTGCACTATCTTACAACTCTGAGGACAGCTACAAAGAAAGGGTTTTGGCGGACAGCGGTATTATTGAGGAAAGCGACTGTCTTACTGCTTACTTAAATTCCTTAGACGTAAACCAAGTAGATGAGGTGCAAGTGGCGTCAAGCACTGGTATAGAAGTCTTAACGGTTAAAACCTTAGAGTGTTCTAAGTACACCCCCTACAAGATAACCTTTGTAAACAAGTTTGGTGCTTTACAAGATATGTGGTTTAGCTTAAAATCAACAGAAAGCCTTAACACCAAAGGGGAGCAGTTTAAGTCAAACGTAATAAACTTTGACACACTAACCTACAACACTTACACACCACAGCAGTCGCAGTTTATGAAGACAGGCAAAGAAGCCATAACACTAAACACTGACTATATCCCAGAGGATAACAACGAAGTGATTAAGCAATTAATGATGAGTGAACAAGTGTATTTAACAAAGGTAGGCGACCAAGAGTTAGTGTT